CTACCCATCAACCTTTTTAATCATGCCAGCGTTGTGCATGACGGCAAGGATCTTGTTGAGCGTTTCGACTTCCGTCCCCGCTGTCGCGTCGGGAATTTCCACTAGGTCTTTAATGTGAACCGAGACCAACTCCCGCCAGTTCACATCGCCTGGGTTTTCTGTCGTTCCAGGATTTGTTCGGTCAACGTTGGTAAACGCTCTTCCGTCTGAATCTACCGCCAACACAACACCACAGAAAACACCCTGTGTGGGCTTTGCAGATGGGTTTGTCAGGCCCAACTTAACCCCCTCGTTTGCCGTCGGCGTAGTTTTTGGGTTCGGCTTGCTCGTTGTGCCATCTGGCGCAGAGTAGTAGCAAGCGGAGCTTACCGAACTGTTTGTCTTATGCACCAGTAACCCATTCTGACTGCGATTTACTTGCCGCACCCCCTCAGACTTAAAGGTTATAGTGTCTAAATGTCTAGTCCATACGCTCCACGATGATCCGTTACGCATACGCACCCACGGCCCAGGATCAGTTCCCATAAACGAGCAGAGCAACGATTGCGTTATCTTACCGTTCGAGTCTACTGATACACTCAACTGGATTTCAGATCCGGGACCCACGCCTAACGGGTAGTTCATGCTGTATGAGTCCTGGCTTGTTTCCCCACCTGGCGCGATATAAAGCCCTGCAGTTGTTACCGTGTTTAAATTTGTGGTCGGTGTCAAAAGCACAGGGCCCGCGCTGGAAACATAAACACCCTGCTCTTGTGTAGATTCGCTTGCCTTGATTAGCTTTAAGGCGTTACCTGGCCGAGAGCTAATCTTAACGCTAATACCTGAATTTTTCGGGTTTCCCTGGTAGATGCTTTGCTTTGTAATCGACTCATCGATCGGAAACAGCATTGCACTCAGAGGCCGGGAATATAGACCCGGCTTATCGGACACTTTCGGATCGAGATAAAACAGCTCGTTCTGTTCATCCTGCGATACCATAACTTTAAGGCCTTGGTCATGAGTAAGTGCGTTGTTTGCATCTTTAGCAACTAGCGAACCAGCATCTACCAGGGCGAGGATATCTTTAACTTTCGCCGCCTCAGTGACATTATTGCTGACAGCCGGAACGACAGTCTCTGTTGTGACGTTATTCGCAAGTGGCAGCTCTGAAATTTTGGTTCCATCTGACATGTTTCTTCTCCAAAAAAAGCCCCGGACATGCCGAGGCTATGATAACTATTTACCGATCGATACCCAGTAAAGTTTTGATTCGCCGCTACCGTAGCTGATCCTGACCGATGTCAGCCCCAGATCTGACACTACCGGATTCCAGATCGACTGATCGCTTGCAGATGTGCGATTCACGGATGGGATGGTGACAAAGTGTTTTGTCGTGTACGGGCGCGGCAGCGTTACGACTGTGCTACCGGTGCCAGCGCTATTGATATAGCCCCACTGGATCATGAATCCGGTGGCCGCATGACGCCAATAGCCGTTTTCATCGATTTGAGAGTTATCGCCGAGGCCGCCGATCATGCTGGCCAGTGCCAGAATAGCTGCAGGCGTGGCCGCGATATCTTCCCGATTGGAATCCAGCGCGGATGATAGCCCGGTGACGGTTTTCCCCCAGGCTCCCCATGCAAACGGACTGCCAAATCCATAACGTTGATATTCAGCTGCTGAGTTATACGGCCGATATATCTGCCGACACCCAACGGTATCAACGCCAGTTTTCAGCACTTCTAAGGAGCCAGCCACAGCTTCAGGGTAATTGAGCGCAAGCGTGGCGTTGCTGGTGACGTTCTGGAAATACTGCCCCGGCGTGGTCAGATTATTAAGGTTGGTGCCTGCGGGTAACGTTGAGGAGGCTAACGGCACGGCGCCCACATCCTCCGCGCTTAGGCCGTCTTTAGTGGCAAGCGCCTTCAACCCAAGGTTATTACGTGATGTCGCCTGTGCCGTAGTTCCCGCAGCAGCAATTTCTGACAGGTTATTTTTGATAGCCAGATAATCAACAACAACGGGCGCGGCCGTAACGGTAACGGGCCGGCTGGCGGTTTTACCTGATACCACACCGGTAACGCTGATCGTTGCGGTTCCTGCGCCCCCCCCTACGAGCACTCCCGCAGATGACACGCTCGCGACCGCATTATCTGTGGATGCAAAGCTGATTTCTTCTGTGGCATTTGAGGGCGTTTTCGTTACCTGCAGATTGTAACTATTGCCTGCGACCTGATCCGGGATAGCGGCCAAAGCGATCGATGTTAGCAGCACGTCAACACGCACGCTTACGCGAACACTTAGCCCACTGCTCACACTGGCGATAATGTCAGTTGTCCCTGCCGTTCTCGCAGTAAACAGGCCCGTTGCGCTGATTGTGCCAACGGTTGAATCTGAGCTTGTCCAGGTGACAGGAAATTTTGCCGCTAAATCGGTTGGGAACACTTGCGCGGTAAATTGTTGTGTCGCTCCTACCCCTACAGTAAGAGAGGAAGGGGTCACGACTATGTTTGTAGGCGTAGGATCCGGGGTAATGTTTTCCGCGCTATCCGTCTTCACAATATACATCAGAGCTATATTTTTAGCGCGTGTCTCTGTTGCAACTCGGGGGGCCAGATAGTCAGGGTTAATAACGTTAGTTCGGTTGCGATATTGTCTAAAGTCAGCTCCGCCAGGCGTGTTTCGCGTGCTACTTACGGGTACATCAGTACCTAGAGATGTTTCTGTACCTGCTATATGTGTATGTTCCTGCAGTGCATCTTCTTGCGTGCTGAGTATCGCGCGGCCACTGTCAGGATCAACTGTTGAGCCATGCGCCCACCCGCGCACGACACGCCCACGCAAATCAGGCACGTTTCCCGTTGGATAAACTTCCAGCAGTTTCGGGTTGCTCGCTCGGTCGAAGGCTTGCCCATTCGCTTCGATCCAGCCATCAGGCGGAACCGAAGAACCCCAGGCAACGATAACGCCCACCGGCAGTAGGTAAGGTGATAAATCAGTCGCGATATTGTCTATCGCATTTGTAATGGTGGTCTTTAATACGGGTGGGGTGATGATCAGCGAATTATCCGTTCCTGCATCAGCATCAGCTTGTGAGGCGCGTTTGTAGATAAAACCCTGCCAGTTACCATCCACACCGGGTACTGAGGTGTTATTTGCTATCAAGGAGACATACAGCCTGCCAGCATACTGAACAACCGTCCCGGCTGAGTATGGGTAAGCCGTGCCGCCGTTATCGGCTGCGGTAATGAACTCAGGAAAGCCGGCGGTTTGATATTGGCGAAGAGCAACGGTGATCGCGTTAAGTATGCCGTTCATTTCCTTACGGCTCACCGGCTTGGCATAGGGATCCGATTTCAAATCGCGCTCGTAATCATCGCCCCAACCTTCGGTAAAACTGACATATCCTTCAGTATTTAAAGCGTCCGGTATAGCCTGTTTATCACCACTCTCTGCGAATGGAATTTTGAAAAACTTCTGATCCATTATCTTTCACCTTCTGCATCGGGTAAAACCGGATTTAAATCGGCATCCAATTGGATGCCGAACACATTAGCTACTCTTTCATAGAAGTCATCGCCTACACTCTTTTCAGTGATGTCATCCGAATTTATAGTAATGACGCCTGCACTCTCCAAACTCTTTAGATATTCTCTGAAAACATCATCAGTTTGAGCGTAATTGATTAGTTTCTTAAGTTGTTTAATGGTTTTCATTATGCGCCTCCACCGCCCCATGCTACCGGGATGAGATTGTAATCACTCAAAGCGTACGCCTGTGTGAACGTTCCGCCTTTATTGTTTGCTGCCGTTACGCTTGGCAACGCGCCAATTAATTGCAAGCCACTCCCAGCCACAAGATAACCATAAGAAAACATGTTGCTTGTATTTGTTATTGTTGGATATGATGGCAGATTGAATATTGAATTTATATTGCTATCCAGCTTATTGGCTGCACGAAATGTTTGTATTAACAATGTTACCGATGTGCCATTAAACAAACCATCGCCCACCTTCACAAGATCAGGACATGAAGAAAAAGCATATGAGAAGTTTGTGGCCTTGGCGTTATTCCTGAACAATCCAGAAGGAATATAAGTTATACCCGTTTCAGTGAATACACTTGAGAATGTGATTGCATTGATATTGTCTTTAAATAAATCCTCTGGTATGCCCATAAGATTTCTGCAACCATTGAACGCAGAATCAAAATAGGCTATCAAAGTGCAATTTGCGAACGTATCCACTGGAATTTCTCTTATGTCACAGTTTGCAAAAACGCCGCTAACAGTTGTTAGTTTTTTGCAATGTTTAAATAAACCATCAGGTAACGCCCTCAAGTTCGAAGATAATAGAAACATTGAGGTTAAAGCCGTAATACCAGCGCAATTATCGAATAACCCTTTCGGAAGCTCAGTTAGCGATGTACAAGAACCGAAAGCGCTCACCACTGACGATATTGCACCGGTAAATGAATTAAATAAATTTGATGGCAATGAAGATAATGCTGAGCAACCATCAAATAAATATTGTATATCGGAAACCTTTGTGCATCCTTCAAACATATCTCCAGACAATGAAAGCAGCCCTGTGCAACCTTGGAATGCATACTGGAATGATGTATTATTTGAACACCCGTTGAACACCCCATTTGGAACGGTTTTTAGTTCTATACACGATTGAAAAACGCTGGCAAATGTACTTACTAATTTTTTATTCTCAAATGCATAAGGTGTTACTTCCTTTAGCGACAGGCACCTATAAAAACATCTACTGAACGTAGTCACCTTATTACAATCAGTAAACAACGGCATATATGTTAATGATGAGCAACTGTAAAAAGCGTTGGCAAATGTAGTGACCGACGTACAGCCTGAGAATATATTATCCCCAACGGTAACCAACGAAGAACAACCATAAAAAACTTGATTGAATGTTGTTACAGATGAACAACCTTTAAACACCGAATTGCCAATGGTTTTAATTGACAAACAGCCATAAAATGTACTATCGAAATTAGTTGCATTGGAAAGGCCCTTGAATAGATTGTCAGGAATAGTTTGCAGCCCCGAGCAGCCAAAAAAGGTTTGCTGGAACATCCCGCCGCCGATGTTGCTAAAAACACCAGAAGGGATCTCTACCAAGGATTTACAGTTATAAAATGCACCTTGGAATGTAGTCGCACTGATGCAATCAACAAATAAATCTTTTGGCATCATGGTTAATTTTGTACAACCACTGAAGCAATAATAAAAAGAGGTTACCGCCTTGCAGTTTTTAAAGACTCCATTCCCGATAATCTTTAATTCACTGCATGACTGGAAAGCACCATAAAAAGAAGTGCATTTATCATTGTCAGCAAAAAGGTTGTCCGGCAAAGCAGTAAGCGCCGTACATTGATAGAATGCATATTGATACGTTTTTACGTTTGCCAATCCAGAAAACAAACCTTCCGGCAAACTAATAAGACTTGTACACCCAAAGAATGCCTCCTGAAACGTGCTAGCAAGAGAACAATTTTTAAACAGGCCAACTGGCAATAAAGTTAAATTAGTGCAGTCTCGCCAAGTCCTATAGAATGAGGTTATCTCAGTGCAATGATCAAATAGCCCTGCGGGCAAAGAGACAAGACTAGTGCACCCCATAAATGCAGTTTCAAACCATGTCGCATTTGGAAGATAATCAAACGCCCCTTTGCGAATACTGTACAATCCTGTATTATTTGTGGCGAATGCCGTCATGCTGGTTCTGTTACCAGATACTCTTATTATTTCTCGCAGAGTATTAAATGTATATGTCGTAGTTCCTGAGGCCACGAAAAACCTCATTGTGTCACTTCGTTTAACAGTTATCGTATATTCTTCGCCTACAGTTAAGTTTCTTGTTGCATAGACTAATCCATACCCTCCATTAATCTCTGTCATTGTAAAATCTTTACTGTCTATACCATCGCCATAATCGACAGTAAAATCTTCCGACATATTAACATAAAACAATGGGCGGCTAGGCGAATCGAAGCGCATAACAAACTGAGCACCAGAAACGATATGCCGGAACTCAAGCGGCCTGGACTCAACATTGTCAGTGGTGCAAATCGGGGTAAATATCTGTGCCTTGGCAACGACGGTATATTTATCAGAATCAGGCACAGTATCAGTAAAGATCCCCCCCGCCACAGTGGACACATCGCGGGTAAATATGCGCCCGGTGGCTGAATTTGTATAGAACAGAGTGACATCAACACCAGACAGATCGATAGCGCTATCGGATGAATTGATCACACCGCTTAATGTGCCGGTGCTGTCGTCAAAGGATAGGTTTATGCTCCAGGCATAGTTTATCAACTCGCCGCCATCCCAGAATCCTGCATTCTCAAAGTTCTGATAATGCGGGCCGAATCCGAAAGGAATATTGCGAATAACGCGATATTTCAGCCCGACTGTAGCCGGACGCGGCAGCAGGTCATACTTAGCCAGGATTAACGCCACGGCGCTGGTAGGTTGCTCGGTGAATACGTACATGATGTACGACATATCGAGCGGATCAAGCGCGTACGCTTTACCTTCCTTTGTCGCGAACAGGTTCATCGTAATCGCGTTCACTTCAGGAATCGTACAACGGCTGATCAACTGGTAATAACGCAACCGACAGATAAGGCGCTTCTGCTCCGTTGTCAGTACCTTGCCGGGGCAATCTGGCACCAGGAACGACACGCCGAGGATGATTGACCAGATTTCCAGGCCGAAATCGTTGGCAGTTCGGATGTCGAAAACGTCGCGATACCAGTTATCCCAGAACTCGGCCTGCTCCTTTTTGTACCATTCGTTTTTTTGTGAAATAAGAGACTTAACTGATTCAGCGTTATCGTACTGCCATATGATACTACGAAGCAGGTCAACACTGGTTTCAACCTCTGGTATTCTTGTTGACATAGGGTTATACCTAACGTTAGGTTTTTTGATGGGGATAACACAATACGGAAGCTGATTTTTATACCTTTTCTTTTTTACTGTATCGGCGTAAAAACGCTTCAGATGTATATATCTTCGATAGGTTAGAATTAAATCAAGAAATAAAAACCGGAAAAAAGCACCTTACTGAGATAATACACATTCCATTAATACTTTAAAAAGCATGAAGTCAATGTGATAAGAAAACCCAAAAAATAGAAATATATTTTTATTACACCCGTACGGTATACAATCAAAAGGTTTTTTTTCTCAAAGTGCCATATTCGCAATGCGTTTTTAGTAATATCGCTGAAGAATTATGACTCAACGGTTACGGTGATATTTTCAGCCTTTATTGATGGGATTTCGTTTTTCGCAATGATGACCTGATTTGCAGTGAGTGGATCACCGATTCTGCCCACCAACAGGCTTTTAACAAAAATATCAGTCCGGTAGAGATTTATTGCTCCCGCCAGCTCAAACGGGCTGACATCCCCGCCAACGATAAACCCACGCTCACCGTCGAGCTCGCCATTGGCATACTGCAGGATCGCCGCTTTCACCTGGTCAGCGGTTCCATTTTTTACCGTCACGTTGATTTTAATCGGTACATCGGCTGGTCGATCGAACAGAACGGTGTAAGGGATTTCCGCATTAGGCTCTATTACCGTTACGGATACTGCGCCATTCCACGCGGCCCCGTCCGTTTTATTCTTCAGCAACGACATGGCGATATCCGCGTCAGTGCCACCATATACGCAGGCCCACACGCTATGGGGCTTCATGTAGATGCCGTTAATCGTTTCGAAATTGTGGCTGATGTTCTCCAGAAATGAGAGCGATTTAACTCCAGGAACGCCATACAGACTGCTTATCTGAGCTTCTACAGTAGAGATCCCCTGATTGGCCAGGCGTTCTTGTCGCTCAAGACGTAGCGATACATCACTTTGCTCGGCTTCTCCAGGAATGGCCGCACTGCTGTTATACACCGTTTCCCACCCCAGCACGGCATCAACAACAGCAATCAGCTCACCAGGCATGCAGGTTACCGGCCCGGTTTCCGTGGCAACAAAATCCACTGTTGCCCTGCCAGCACTGTTCAGCGTTACGACGCTGGCCGTAGCAAACACATCGCCTGTACGACTGCGAGCCCGCGATCCCTGCGCAATCTGTGTCAGTGGGATACCGGTCACTTCGACACCAGGAATAACAGAATAGCTTGCCGGAGCCCGGTCAATCCCGAGAAAAGCAGAAATCGCCTCAAGGAAAAGGCCAGTGGCAAGGTTTGGGTTAATCTGATTTGCCAATTGCGCATTATTTCTTGCAACCGCAACGCGTGCGTCAGTCTCGGCGCTAATCAAGCGCCCTTGCGGGGTATTGGGTGCCGTTGACATCCGTTCCCCTAACGCATTTTTAAACTCCTGCTCTACTTCGGTCTTTATGTCCGCCGTATCGGGGACAATAATGCCGTTATCAACGATATAATTATAATCAGCCATTAATGGTACCTTTTCCCCATTGTGTTTCTATGGTGGCGTTATAGCCGAACGTGTCGCCCTGTCGAGTCATGGAAAATTGCGTGACCTGCAATACGCCAGGCATAGACATGATGGCGTTCCTGGCCGCAGCCTCAAACTGAGCGGGTCGATATGAATCCCAGATAATCTCCCGTGTCGGGAGCCCTTCGTCCATCGCGTAAATCATTTCACCACGCTGAGCAAGTACCGCCGTTTTGCAGTCTTGCAGGCAGGCTTGCAGATCGGTCGCGAGTGACAGATTCCCTGCGTCATCAAGAAAGATATCGTGTTCATCATTGATTGAGATACTGATCGTCATACTGGGCCTCCGCTCTCATCATTACCACGCTGAACTCCCGCATGCCGGTGATTGGCGCCTACGTCTGTTCCGTTGTGGTGCATACCCTCTGCGTTAAATACCAAGGTCTGGCCACCGGCAGCAAAGGTAATGCCGTTTTTATCGATGGTGATTGAGGCGCTATCAACCACCAGCCGGATCCGGTCGTCTTTCACCCCCACCAGCGTTTCACCACTTTTGTTCTGGATAATCACTTCGTTTTCATTTTCGGCAGGCAATGTGTGGCTGGCGAACATATCAGGCACAAAGCGGCCATCCGAAAACTCATGCATGCGCAACGTGTTGGGTATCGCTTTATCATTGGTCTGCATAAAAAGCGAAATATCACGGTCGCTCGCTTCTATCCAACCCCGGTCTCCGGCTTTTAACGGGAATGTGATGGCAAATCCGCCTCCACCCAGCGCGAGTACCGGCACGCTGGCAATCGTCGCTCTCTCTACCGGTTCACCTTCGGTGGTTAACCGGCTGATCAGAGGCTGGACGGTCGCTCGATTAGTTTCACGATCGTAGCCAACCACCACGGCAGGCAGTTGCCCATCTATTCCCTGTAGCATTTTTTTGAAGGCGAATTCAATGACGCCGGGAAGCGATTGCCGTGATGCCGGATCGCCCGACGTTAAGCTGGTTTCTGCCATTATCTCACCCTCCGGCATTCAGCAACGTTATAAAACGGAGTATCCCGGTTGCTGATGTCATAACTGAGTTTAAAAATAACGAAAGTGCCATTGGCTGCCGGGTTCAAGTCGCTTTCAATGGTCAGCTTTCCTCCCGGACGGCTTTCGGGATCAAGCAGGTATTTCACTTTTACGCCCTCTTCCGTGACTTCAGGCATGCCGATCATTCCGGTATTCTTATTCAACGTTGTCGCGGCATTGGTCAACGGTGTATCGGCGTTTTTCACTACCAGCCGGTCATCGTCCACATAGACGTTATAATTGCCGGCCTCTGCCAGTTTATCGACCTGCTTCAACTTGGCCCCGGTATAGCTGTAATTGCTGATATTTTTATCCGATGCCTGGAAATCCAACGTCAAATCCATACTCTTGGCCGTATCTGCCGCAACCTTTTCTAATGGGACTGTCGCCGCATACCCGGTACTGAGAATATCAGTCATAAAAAAGGAGCCGGTTCGCGCTTTGATGGTCAAACCAATATCAGGCGGCTGGCTGGGTGAACTCTGAGTAATGTCCCCCTCAAACACTTTGAACGTGCCATAGCTCTGGCGCCCTGCATACAAAATGATTTTCTTGCGACGGCGTGGACGATTAAGCGGCGAGGTTTCTTTTATCAGATAATCCCGGACAGATTTCTTCAGATTGGTGATAGTCACGGTAAATTCATTTTGCAACGTATTGGCTGTTTTAGTTCCCGTTGCCGAAATTAAAAGATCGGAATAGATGTTTAATTTCCCGTCAACCTCAATGGCGACAGTGACGATCCTTGGATCAAATTCCACATTTACACCTCGTCAGAATAGTACAATACATGATCGCTACCGAATTTTTGGCAGTTCGGATACTCATCGTTAACCGTTAAAAAATAAAAATTCCCCAACCCCATTTCCAAATGCTTAGGCAAAAAAAACATTTGCGGAACACAACGAATCCCTCGTATTAGATTTATATTATCTCGGGTAATAGAGATACTCATGAGATCATCACTAATTGTTTTTAACTCAATTTCATAGCGGTGATCTTGTAACCTTATCGTTAAGCTCTGGTTTGGCAGTTTTTCTAGCGGGATATTCTGTATCATATTATTTCCCCCAGGCATTACTTAATTTTTTTGCGCCCTGCCCCTTAATTCCACTCATATTTAACGCAATAGTTTTAATCTGCGCTGGCGGTTGCGGCTGTTGTTCCCCACGCTCCACCGTACAGGTATCCTTTGGAGATTTCACCTTTACTGGCGGCAATGCCTGATATTGCGTAGTGATGATCCGCGCTTCTTTCAAACTCAGCGTAATAGCAATGGCGTCGCTCTGATCCGGCGTTTCTTCATGAGGCATGGCTTGAAGCGCCATGCGTGAATAAATGCCCGTAGCCAGATGCACGGTATATAACTCTTCACCACGAAATGCCTGCCGGAGGCAGTTATAACTGTCTTTGTAGCTTTCCGCTGGCAAAAAGACCACCAGCTCAATACCCACAGGCAGGATCACACGGTGATCGGCAATGGTCGCGCCATCCTCCATTGGATGCTCCATCAACTTGGCTTCTTCGCGAACGGAAGCTTTCATGCTGATGGCATCAGGAAAGGCAAGGTTAAAATTACCATCATACAAACCATACACTTCCATCGTTTTTTCCATTACGCCCCCATCCCATTATTATTATGGTGATAAACATCATCCAGCGCCCCAGAAAGACCATTTGCGATCCCTTGTGCATCAACCGCCTGGGTTTGCACCGTGATATTATCGATTCGAATATCAGTTCTTTCCGAAGCCAGAGTTTGGTTACCGTTGGCAATGCTATTACTGGTCATTGCTGTAATTGGCGAACGATTCATCGCATCAATATCGTTCTGCGCCTGATAAACCAGAGCATTGATGCGCTGCTGGGCCAAACCGTTTTCGCTTTGTGGATCATCAGAGGTCTTTGCGGCGTTACTGGCCTGATCAACCTCCTTTTTTCCCATCCCAAACCAGCCTTTAACCGTTTTCCAGGCATCGCCAATTTTTTGGAATCCTAAAAGTGCAGCCTGAATCACGCCGCCGATAAGCGATTTAAGCACGTTCCAGATAACCATCACACTTTCGGCAGCACGACCTAAAAAGTCGAAGACCGTATCTCCGGCACCTTCCCATAGCAGGCTATCCAGCAGCGATATCACCGCGGCTTTCAAGATTTCCAGGTATTGCATCGGATTGGTGAACAGACTCAGCAGCAGGTCTAACAACCTCAATCCTTCTGCTTTCAGACTCTCAAACATGTCCAGCAAAGGCTGGAGTTCTGCCGTCAGGTTTGCCAGGAATTGCATAGGATCGGTGAATAGCACCAGCAGCGCTTCCCAAAGTGCTAAAACTTCGGCTTTCGACGCCTGGAGGAACTTGTCCAGTGCAGGGAATTTCTGCGCCAAGCGCCCGGTTACACTATCCCAGCCACGGAAGTACCCGATAACATCAGCAATAACCACCGCTAATGCCGCGATGGCGGCACCAATGGCCAGTAAAGGCCACGTTGCAGCAAAAGTAGCCGCAGCGGCGCTGATCATGGTTGGAATGTAATACGCTGCCACAATGGCAGCGGCGACCATAAACACATCGCCCAGTGGTCCTTTGTTTTCCCTGGCCCACTTGGCAATCGCAACCCACTGGGTTAACAGGAGTTGCATTACAGGAATAAGCAACGTTCCAATGTCACTTCTCAGGCTATCGAAAGTCATGCTCAATACACGCAGGTCATGGTTGAATTTATCCGCCATTTCAACCTGCTGTTTGGTTACAACCCCCTGGTCTTTCTGTTTTTTTATCAACTCCTCAACGTTAATCCTGCCCTTACGCAGCAGTTCGATGGTCCCTTCATCCAAACCCAGCATTTTGCCTGCATTCTGAGCCTGGATACTGTTCATCCCCCCAAGTGCCTTGCTGTAACGTAATAGCGCAGCTTCCGGATCGCGAAAGCGTTGTGCCAGATTACCGAGCGTATTGGTGAAAACATCAGCATCGCCACCGCTTTCCACAATCGCTTTACGCCAGGCATCCAGGGTGGACACATTGACGTTCATTTGCTCAGCCTGTCTACCGAGTGCGCTGGTGGATTCGGCGGTATCAAGCGCCAACATCTTGAGCCCTTCGTACGTCGGAACGATACCCAGTACTTTGGCGCCAGCTTTCACCAGGTCAATAAAGGCGGCACCTAACTTTGCCGCCGTTATATCCGTTTTTTTCAATGAGTCCTCGAGCTCATTGACTTTTTTATTACTGTCAGACAACGCCTTATCCAGCTTTGAGGCGTCCGCCGCAAATGTGTAATAGTACGCCTCAAGTAGATTCATCTTGATGTCCTTTGCGCATGTTCTACGGCCAGCATTTCGTTATAACGCTGCACCGCGATGATCTCGAAAAGATTTAAAGCTTCTTCGAGCGTGTAGTTTTCTTTGAGTTCTCTGAGGCTGGCGCGTCCTTCCCCGATGATGGCCGCAATAAATCCGTCAACGTTTGGGTAACCGATTGTTTGAGCTTTCCCGTTAATCCGGTTAAGAAACCCAAGGCTGCGCCGTTCCTGAAAAAACTGCAGTTATATTCCATCATCGCCCACTCCAGCTTCAGGAGCGTTTCAAAATCGGGAACATGGTTATTCACCAACTCTTTCGTGGTCAGTTGTAACTGACCACTGTCTGTCGGAACCGCTACATAGGCCATCATCTTCAACATCAGCGCTTCGTTGGTTTTATAGTCCCCCATTTTCGGCGCGGCACTTGTCGGATACTGAGTAACGATCTCCCGGCCTGCAATGGCCGGGAACTTACTCAGGATGTAGGTTTTACTCCCGCCGTCTGGCAGCGGGATGTCTTTTTCAATGGGTTCCAGCATTATGCGCCTACCTGGTTTTCAAACTTGAAAATGTAAGGTTTTGACTTCATACGCCCCGCACTGGCGACACCGTTACCCAGGATGGCATCGGTAAGCACACCGTTTGACAATGTACGACTGGTGCCATCTGGATAGGTAAAGGTGATAGTGATCTTGTCATGTGCGCTGACCTTGCCTTTAGCGGCACGGTTGGCTTCTGCCAACACAGAAAGATTTTTGTCATCATCACTGTTAGGAATGACGTTAAGCGTGATCACCAGTGGTTGCGCGACGGACCAATGAACCAAATCGCCATTCAATCCAATACCCACATCACTGAGCTGCTGAGAAGGGGTATCAAGCGGATCGGCATCATCGGCAAACTGCGTGACATTGAAGCCAGATGGGAACGTGGTTGAAGCACAAATGTTCGCGACTAAACCAAAACCAGAAATATTATTCATTGTGTTGCTCCATTAAATAAGGGCGTGAGTACCAACAACGCGGCGGATCGCATCGTCTTTGCTGTAAATCAGGGTGTAAACGCACTGCCATTCAGTGCGGCCGTCCGGGGTGACAATACTTTGCATAAACGCATCGACCCAGTAGCCGATACCCTGTACCTGTTGCCAGGCGTTATCATCCCCTGTCATCTGGGTGATATAGAGTTTCTGCTGGGTATTGAGTGGCTTATCTACGCTGATCACGCCGTTAAACAACGCGGAATCAATCGGCGTCTGCAGCGTATTCAGAATTTGGCCACGACCACTTTTATTCGCAGGAATACGCCCCAGTGACAGTTGCAGTGAGAGTAGAGCCGCGGCACAGATATCTTTCAGCCATTGCTCATTGGCGTGAACGTTCATGTCTGTCGGGGCCGTTGCCCCACCGGTCAATACACCACGCTGATAAAAATCGATCTGCTGACCCGCGGTCTGGGTCCGGCCATAATAGTTAACACGCAGATTGTCGTAGAAATCAGACATCGGGGTGGTGGTAACTTTTGGCGTAATATTGGGTACCTGACGATACATATAGTTAATAACGCCATTTCGGCTGTCGTAATTGGTTGCCGCCATCAGCGCGCCGGGGATTTGCTCGTCAAAATCGGTATTGGGTGCAGCGATCAGCGTTAAACCCACGCTGGAGATCGGCAACAGTGCCGCACTAAAGGATTCCGCTTCGCTGGCCTCGCAACCGACAAGCAGCATATAGCTCACATTTTTGGCCGCATTGGCTTCGGCCAGCGGGATCACCTCGTCAAGCGCCAGTTTGCGCAAGAACAAGAATGAGCCATAGTTATTGCTGATGTTATCTGCAACCGAGACGCTATCGGCCTCCACAAGTGGCTCCGCAACGCCAGGGATCGCCGTGCCATTGGTCAGGCCCAACGCATCGGTCACCGCACCGGCTTTGAATTTGATCGTGGCAACCTGGGTATCGCCCGCAACCATCAAGAAACGCGCGTTAACGGGCTCGTAGCTAAACTTGCTGGATACCAGAGCGGGTACCGCATTCACTGCGTTGAGCGCCTCCTCTACAGAAACGGCCGCAGCATGCATTGTGCTCCCTTCCGCAATGGTTACCGAGGCGGTAGTAAATTCTACGCCGTTGATCGTGCCGGCAATCACACCTGAAGCTTGAGACAACGCCCGGACTGGCTCGCCAATCACGCGAGAAGGCGCTGCGATATGCTGATCTCGGGCAAACGACAGCTTGGATGGCTGCACGATCGTCGGGGAAATATAAGAGAAGTATTTAACGGCGCGGAGATACTCTTGCGCATCGCGTCCAAAATAACTGGCGACATCATCGGCGCTGGTAAACTCCAGAACGCCATCAGACGGTACCAAGGTATTCTCAGTAAAAATACGCAGGATTTGTTCGCGAGCCCGGACGTTATTACCTGCTCCCACGCCAGACGTGATTTTGACATATTGATTCAATGAAATAGACATTTCTTGCCCTCTGGTTTATACGCGGCCAGCGCGAAAAACGATGGATTTAAAAGTAGGAATTTCTGTTATGAAGGTATCGGTGTGACTGATATCGATTTCGAAGAGTGGACGCTGTTCATAACCAGGATTTTCTCCCGTTACGTCCACGGTTGTTATGCTGCCAACGCGCATCACATTCGCTCCTTTGGCGGCTAAGGCCTGCTGGAACTCGGGTGATTGCATTGCTCTGGCAGCGGCTTTCACCATATCCCCAGGCGTAACGGCCTCAGGATCGGTGAATTCATAAACCAACACCCCGCTCACCTGATAGGTGCTGATCAATACTTCGGTAGTAATGCGCCGCATGACCTGTGCATCATCGTCATACTCCTCGCGCAGACCGGGTGAACCATGGCGAACATCAGCCATTTTATGCAGATAGATGACCGGATCTGTCGTCATCCCCTGCAGGGTTGGCTGATAGCTTTGCCAGACCTTGATTCCCGAATGCCCTTGACGCTCTAACCCCGTCGACAATTCGCCTTTGATCAAGGTAATAAGCTCATTATCTTTCATGCTCTACCTGTAAATAGTTTCCGCGTTCGGACAAGATCACCTTGCCGCTCTCCGCCAGCAGGGCAAATGCAAATTCAGGCGCGGGTGGCGTAGGGATCTCGGGCCCAGGGGCCGGAACAACGGTGCTTACCCCGCCGATCTGGCCGCTATTGATAAGTACAAAGCGCTTAACGTTTATTGGCATTGCTAAACCTCCTGGCAGATAACGGCACACCAGCCGTCTTGTACGACCCATTTTTCCGGGGTGATGGCTTTCCAGCGCTTGCTATCCCATTCAATTTCATCACCGCTGGCATCGCGCTCTACGCCAAGCACATCAAGGGATACAAACCACTCAATATGGCGCCTGGAGACATCCAGCCCCGCCTGCTCGATATGAGTGGGTGATACCGCCTGAACACTACCGCTGGAAATGATTACGCCGGGTTCAAACTGGGTGACCAGGATGCCGTTGGGTAATTCCTGACGCTGTTTGCTGTCGCGGTAATACCTCACGGGCTGAGAGCCAATAATCCCCAGCGCCATATTCAGTAAGTTGCTGCCGGGTATCATTCCGCACCTCCAGAAACGGTATCCTCGTTGCACAGCGCCAATAGCTGGAGACCATAAGGCGTCGTCGCCAACCAGAATTGCCTGGCTGTATGACAAGGTGGTAAGGCAATGCTCACGGACACTTTGCTGATGGTGGCACTCGTCACGATACCCGCCGTCGTGTGCCCTTGGGCGATGGCGTGATGTAACCAGACGAGATGGGCAGTCATCAGGTAAAGTGCATTTTCAAAACGGTGTTCTTGCAGCGATTCATCTGGACTGATGAAGTACTGCGCCTGCTCCCATTGCGTCTGGATCGTTGCATCGGTAAACATGCCAACATCAGACATGGCCGGGAACAGATCGCGGAATCGCTGGAGATCAATCACATATTCCATAGCGTTACCTGCAATAAAAAAGGGAGCGAATGGCTCCCTATAAACGAAAAAGAGGCTTTCACCTCCCGTAATATTTTGTGTTTCTTAGCGTTCTCCATTGCCGTTGCAATGCGTTTCCCTGGTGAGGCGACAGATGCTGGCAGGCTCGATGAACGGCAAATCTCAGCAGATACCTTACTGTCCACCGCCCTAGAGACGAACGGGGTATTACGCTGAACAGAGCCAGCCACAGCCGATTCTTTATGCTTAATAACACGTCGAATGACCTTCTTTGCTTAGCTGTTTCTCATTACGGCACGGCTCATGGCGATATCCGCCAGACAGGAAGCGTTATGCCGGGTAGGTTTTGACAGAAAGTTGGAAATGCGGCCCATCCTTGAAAGATGTCCAATTCCCTCCCCATTCCACCGGGATCTTCAGCTCATCGCCCGCTTGTTTAAACGCTGCAGCAATTTGACGGTAATACTGCATATCCCAGGATCCTGCCGAAGTGGGTAACGCAAACACATCTACAGCATGGCCGGTGATATGGCGGCTGTTCATGGTCTGGCTTTTCTTCTCGGCAACAAGTTGACGCTGGCGTTCGATTGATCGCCGCCCCTCGGTAATACAAAAATCGATCGGGGATAACTCAAGTGCACGGCGGGCCACTTTCACCAGGTCTGGATGAACACCTTGCAGATTTTTTTCACTGCGTAGTCCAAAATAGAATTTAGTTGTCATTCTTCTTGTCCTTATCCTCCATTGGCGTGTGGGTCTTGACGCTAGCGAACATCCGAAGAATGGCGAGGCAACGTTCGACTCCCATTCCTCCAATAACAACACCGACAATCAGCGCGTTATCCTTGCTAATGCCAAACAACTCCAGCGAGTTGATGACACCCAGTGTTATCAACAGGCAAACCAGGCCAGCATAGAGCGCATCAAGCCATGACTTTCCATCCCTGAGTGTCAGTAACGTTGCCATGCCAAATGCTGCAAACGAGCCATACAGAGAAGGTGCATTAATTTTTATCCACATTAGAAGCGCCTCGACAAAGCCAGGCGGCAGGTGGTGATTGTCCATTGCCAAACTCCGGCGTGAGTAATGAAAAAACCATCCTTTGATGGCGTATTCATTTGATTGAATTTCTATTCGTGACAAAAGCAAAAGCCCCGCAGAAGCGAGGCTTTGAAGTGTTGGAAGATGCGGAGATAAGGTGAAGGCTCGTTTTGAGCTTCTGTTCACGCATCTGCATGGGGAATGTTATAGGTAAGCGTTTTGATCTATAGCAACAAAAAAACTGCCTTTGTCACTTTTGAAGTCACTTACGGCAGCTTATGTGATAATTATGGCTTAATGGTTAAACGCCTGTCAAGCAACTTTATCACCAATATGCGAAATTTTAGCGACACGTTTGCGACAGATGAATGCATTTTGTAGTGGTTGGTACAATATAAAAAGACTTGCATTGAGGATCTGATCAATCTCATTTCGGCAGGTGCTCAAGGACGGTTTACGCCATCCCTCCCCTAACCGCCCCGTCATTCTGCGAGGTTTGGCCGCCTTATGGTAATAGGCTGCGATCGAACGCTTCGAGGCGCCATAGGCATAGTAACTGAGCAAGATCCCTATCGCTTTGGTATCAATGCCAAGGACAGAATCTACGACCAGGGAGATCAGCAGACCATCATCGTCACTGCACATAGGCCGGGCTGAATCGCTTTGAGATTCCACCGTCGCCATAAATTTGGCGATAATATTGCCCTGCCGCTTATCCAAGCGCCCCGAATATACCCATGCCCCCCATAATTCTAACCAGCCATTGAGCCAGTCACGCTGCTCTTTCTTGAGGTTTAATTCGCTGACATTCATATCCTGACCCCATCAATATTAGCCATAGTTATCTCCCTGACCGGGTTCAGCGTTCTGAGGTAAACCGTACGTCTTTACAACGCCCCCTGTGTGCATTGCAGGTATCTGTGTATTTCTGACTTTATGCTTGGCGTTGTTGCACAAGCGACAATATAAAACAGGATTTTTCCATCTTGATTTCAGATGGTGATAATAAGTCGGCCAAACGAAGCTGAGGCTCATGCTACCGCCGGAACCGTTGCTTGTTAGCCATTGAGTCATTATCCAAGCAGCGAGTAGAGTAACCGCTCAGCTACTTGGTGTTGGCAACCCTTTCGGGTAAGAGAATTTAAGGAGCGAGGTGGGTTATGCCGCCGTTTTCAATGTCATACGGTTGCTTTCCCCGTCATTCGGCGCAATTTTGCGGATGCTGCTGCCAGAATGCTGTTCAATGAGCACCTACGGGACGCCGTCTTTAGTGCGTTTCTTCGCGGGTCCGTAGATAGCGCTCAGTGATGAACTGAAACCAATTATACCTACAGGTAATTTTATGTCAATACCAAAAGGTCATTTACCTTTCGGTATTTTTTAGTACCATTGTCTTATGAAAGATGAACAGAAACTTCAATTACAAGAAACACGCCGCCTTAAGCTGGCTGAATTGGTCGACAGTCTTGGTACTGGCGGCCAAAAACGGCTGGCTGAGGCGATCTCCGTCGCGCCCGATTACGTATCGAGAATGCTGTATCCCTCCGGAAAAAAAGGCAAGAAAGGGATCAGTGGCGATATGGCAAGAAAGATAGAGCAAAAATTTGCGGTAGGTATTGGCTGGCTTGATGGGCTGATTGACAATCCACGTAAACACGATGCGCACGAGCAAGGCCATGTTGTTTACAGTACGGTGCAGTATTTTCCCCTGATCGACTGGAAATTACCGCTAACGTCAGCGCAAAAAAGCACTACACCAAGAGTCTTACTCCCCGCGCTAGAAGAATGCTCGGTTAACGCCTACTGGTTAGAAGTCAGGGATGACACCATGAGCGGCTCTGCCGGGGCTAACTTCCCTCCCGGTACGCTGATTCTGGTTGAGCCTGTAAGCAATGAACTGAAGCCACAAAATGGCGATAAGGTGATAGCCAAAAGCAACGGCTCAGACGCACTCACTTTCAAGCTCTATTTTAACGATGCCGGTTTTGGCTGGCTACGAGGCATCTTACCGGGCTCGCCGGTATTGAACGCTGAAGAATATACCATCTTGGGTTTAGTCAAAGGTGGATGGATCAGATAGCCTAGGGCCCCTGTCCTGAAAAACATGCCACACATTGGATTGTGTAGGTAAAAAACCCAGCCCGGCTGGGTTTTTTTGTACCTTCTAAAACGCCAAATGTTCAGCCTCACTAACGAGAAAATTAAATCATTATTTTTTTCAATCAGATAAGCCTCTCCCCACAAAAAAGTTACCCATAGGTATATAAATCTCGCATACCCATAAGTATAATGCGGGTATTGCAGAACAGCCTCTTGTATAACAGCTAACGAAAGTTTACCTGCGAGAGGCTTCACTCAGACTACCGCGTGTGCTGAGGGTTCAGCACAACAGAAAACCACGGGAGAGATGCATGAAATGCTACGCCTATGATAATGCAGACAAGCGCCGCCGCGAACGCCGTAAGGCGCTTACTGATGCCTACAATCGTGAACATGGCATTGCCGATGTCGAATTCCAACCCCAACGTCCTGTATTGTCACGAAAGAAACGTAAACCTATTGATCGGGTGCAAAAGGCTATCAATCCGATTGATTTTGCATTCCGCGCACAAATTGAGAAAGCTGCGAATGATCACTTGGCATTAGCAGAGAAACGCGCCGAGAAGCAACGCCAACTTTATAATAGGGTACGCGATCGCCATGGACAGCAGATTACAGCCAGGCAAAAAACTTTCGGTAAAAGCATTCCGCTAATTTAACTCACTATCCAACAATAGCAACGCCATGCTTATAAAATAATGTTATGCGCTTATTTATTATAACCTATAGAGAATCAATGCAAAATCGCACATTAATATCAGCAAGATAGTATTGTAATAACGTTAACACATAGCCAGCGCTGTTCATTTTTGACCTAAACCTGTTTCTGTATTCAGCGCAGCATATTAACAGCAATAAAACGCAAGAGGCTTATGCAGCGAGGGTTAAAACGTTGCCATGCTGATACCAGCTATTTGATTGGCAGGAATAATTTTCTGAATGTGACAACCAGGGAGGTAACATGAAAGAAATCATCAGAGGGGATACAGAACCTGTTCATGTATTTGTGGCAAATCTTGCCATTGAAAAACATAAGCGCCTAAATGGAGAGGGAAATAAATATCATCCTATTATTTACCCGGTGAAGTATCGCGGTAAGAATTATCAGATCGAGGTCGTCAATAGGGCTAACACTATTGCCGCTACAGTCATAACGGGTGTACGTAATCTGACTAAATTACATTACGATGTATCTGATAAAGATTAA